TAAGTCGATACCGTGCCAGTATTCGAGCAGGCTTGCGCCGTTCGTCGCTACGGCGCTTCCGGCTTGCAGTAGCACCCCTGCCCTATACGCTCGCTTTTCACCCTCTGTGGCGAGCGGCAACACAGCGGCAAGGGCATCTTTGATGCGGTTATCTGCGGAGGCGCAAACAGGATCGGGCGCGGCGCTGCTGATGTCGAGTTGATCAGCGGAAACGCACGGAACCAGGGCTTTGAACTCTCCCGATTTAACCGCTAAAGTTTCTTCCGAAAGTTGTGTAATAACTAGCTCGTCGCCGCATTTATTCAAAGCCTCAAGCATCAGGCTTACTTGTGGGCATGCGTTCAAATCTTCTTCAATGGGAAATGCTGTATGCAGAACGCCATTTGATGCAATTGCCCAATGATTGAAAATTGTGCAATATTGCTGTGCAACATCGCCGCCTTTTTTCTGTGTCGGCAGCAAATGTTTCAGCGCAGCAATTAGACCGGAAGAAGCGTTATTCTTTGCCATTTTCCATCGCCTCCCAAGCCATTTGTATATAATGCGCCATTTTTAGCAAATCTCGTTTTTCTTGCCCAATGCGTTCGTTTCTGCCGTATCGTGCCATATATTTTTTAACTTGCTGCAAGCAATATTCTGCGCAATATTCACTTGCTAAATCTTCGCCTTTGTCACCATATTGCGGAACAGTATAAGTTTCAATATGCTTTAAAACTTCCCGCCCGAATTCAATCCAATCAATACCGCGCTTGTTAATAATCGGTGGAATTTCTTTAGTCTTATTGCAATCCATTTTGTTTCCTTTCAAAATTCATAGCCTAAAACTTCGGCTTTTGGCTTTTTATTCATCCAAATTCGCAGCCTTGACGGCATGCGCAATTCAGATACACGTTGCAATGCTTCGCTTGTTGTTTCGGGCGGTTCATCCCAATGCCTGTCCCGCCACCAATCCCGCGCCCGTTTTGCGGCGAATCCTTCATGTTCCAAGCAAATCCATTCGCTAAACTGTTTTGTCTGAAACGGACTATCCCCACAGAAATAGCTAACTTTTATGCTTGGCTTTGAACCTTCTTTTTCATGCAAATTATACAACACTTTTTGCACTTTGAAATATTCGACAACGGGCAAATCATTGCGCATGATCGCTTCTGTACTTGCAGTTTCATAAAGCGTCATGTTAAACGGGAATTCAAAACCGCAATTGCAACAATGTCTTGCAGCGGCATGATTATAGACGTTACATTTCGGGCAAATTTTTATCGGTACTTCGCCGGTTGCTTTCCCAGGCTTGCGCGGCAAAACCGGGTCGTTGATCGGACCAAGCCGCTTTGTGTTGCCTGCAAAGTCGAGTACAAGGCCGTTATATTTTATGTAATCAAAACCCGGAATATATTTGCACATATCAGGATTATAAGGTCTAGTTTCTCGCCCAAGCATCTGAACCCATAACCCCGGCGAGCAAGTCGCTCGCAGCATTGCAATCAAATCTATTGGCGCAAAGTCAAAACCTGTAGTCAGTTTGTCTTTATTGACCAGACAGCGCAGCTTTCCAGTTTTGAAAGCTTCTATCCGCCTGTTATTTTCAACATTGCTCAATTTCGAATGAACTGCCGCTGCCGCAACGCCCATGCTTTGCAGTATGCTTGCAATACTTTCGGCATGTTTAATAGACGCTGCAAACACCATCCAGCAATGCCTATCGTAACCGCAGGCGTACAGTTCTTGGCATGCTTCGAAAGTAACCCGTTCGCTGGCTTCTTCTAATTCACTTTCAATATATTCGCCGCCTCTAATCCCTACTTCCGATAAATCTATTTCTGTATCGGTATGCTTTGAAATAAGCGGCGCTAAATAGCCTTCTGCAACCAATCTGTTAAAAGCATCTACACCTGTTACATCGTAGCACGTATCTGTAAATAATCCGCCGTCTGTTAAAAGCCCTTGCTTCAGGCGGTACTTTGTGGCCGTAAAACCGATTACTTTTAAATACGGATTTTGTTCTTTCAGCTCATTGATAACAAATTGATATTGCGTATCTTCGTCAGGCGACAACAAATGACATTCATCAATAAGCATCAAATCGCGCTTACCGAATTTTTCGCCGCGCTTTATGGCTTTCGCTACTGACTGCACACCGCCGAACAAAATAGGCTGAATTAAATCGCGGCTTTTTAAGCCTGCCGAATAAATGCCCACGGGGGCAGACGGCCAAAGTTGCTTTAATTTTGTGTGGTTTTGGCTTATTAGTTCCTTAACGTGCGTCATTTTGATTACGTTTTGATTCGGCCAATTTCCAAATATACGATTAAGCAGCGATGCAATGACAACGCCTTTGCCTGTACCTGTGGGCATTGCAACAATAGGATTGCCTGTTTTTCCGCTTTCGAAATAATCGAAAATGGATTGTTCAGCCTCCTGTTGATACCAGCGTTTTTGAAACATTTTATTTAGTTATATCTTTCCAATATTCACAAGCAACATTGCCGCTTAACCAACTTTCAATAAATTCGCGCGGAATAATTTGATTGTAATGCGCACACTGCCATTGCGCATTGTCAACAGGCTGCGCATTTTTGCAAGAACGACAACTAATAAAAACTTGTTTGTCTTCGCAACAAACCGTTTTCATGTTGCAGCATTGGCAATGTTTGCTGTTCGGATTGTCCGAAATTTTAGGCGGCGGGGTTTGCGATTTAATTACAATTTCCGCCTTATCTTTCATTTGTTTGCCTAGCTTATGATCAAGTTTGACAATTTCAACATACAAACTATCATCGTTTTTATTAATGTTGAAATAAGCGCAATAATCGAGATTTAGTTGATATCCAAGTGTACATTCTTGCGCCCAATGTAGAGGCTTGTGTTTCTGCAATCCATTGCTAAACAAACCGTCAAAACCTTTGCCAGTGCCATTTGTTTTGAAGCTTGCGAGCAAAGGCTTATCAAAATTAAATTCTTGCGGCAATTTTACAATCGAATCGGCAGTCCCTGCAAAATGATCGCTACAAGATTTGAAGCCGTGTTGTTTGCCTTCTTCGTCAAATGCCCACAATTGGCAACCGGCTTTTTCGATCCATTCCAGAAACCGCGCTTCTTCCCTGTTGCCGCGATTCAGCAGGCGTAAAACCCTGGCATCGGGGATTTCGACATAACACCATCGGAATTGATACCATAGCGCTCGCTTGCAATCTTCGCCGATTTTCGAAGCGCCTAAACGCCAGCTAGGATTATCGTAATATAAGCCAATGCACGCCGAATCAACGGCGGCTTTTAGCCATTCGCCCAATTCGCGCAATTCAACTTGATTTTCGCCGGATGATTCTTGACTTTTCATAACTGCGGTCCTTTTTAGCCTTTGCAATACGTTTCGCTTTGCGCCGTGCTGCAATATGCCGGCACTGTAAAAAATATTCTTCGGATATTCTTATTGTTGTTTTTAGCTGTTTGTCTGTTAGCCAGCTTATATGACAATTTTCAAAAGGGATTTGCAGTTGTTCGGCAAGCCATCTGTATGCCAAATCCCTAGACATCAGCCCTGATTTCCACAATTCATCGAAGTATCTGTGGGCATCGCGGCGCATTAATCGAGTATTCAAGCCCGCCATTCTGCCAAGCGGGGTGTATGTATCAGGGTGGCAACCTACAGACGCTTTACAATCATTGCACAAATAAACCCAAGGCCATTTATTTTTAGTTGCTGCAATTAAAACAACATCAAAACTATTGCAGCAGTCGCACCGCTTAGGCGGTTCTAATTTGTTTTCCGCCATATCAAAGCCTTTTAAAAATTGGGGGTCGAAACCCCCAATTGTTTATATTAACGCTGACCCCAAGGAGCGACCCCGGCATTGCCGCCTTGTGATTGCTGCCAGCCGCCTTGAGCCGGTGCGGGCTGCTGTTGCTGTTGACCTTGTCCCCAGGCGGGCGCTTGCTGTTGTGCAGCCGCTTGGTTTTGCTGCTGTGCCGGTTGCCCCCATGCGGGAGCGCCTCCTTGTGCCTGCTGCGGAGCAGTGCTGCCGAAGCCGCCGATGGGGTTGGATTGCTGCTGCATTGCGGGTTGCTGCTG